TTTATTCCATGGTTGTATCAATGGAATTAATTAATTCCATCCTATAGGATCCTTGAAACAACTTTACAAAGTCTCCAAGAAATTAAAAAGTAAAAATAAAATTCAAAGAAAAAAGAAAAGATTAGGTGGCCACCTTTTATTCTTCTCAATATTTATCTGAAATAATTCCAATTTTATTCCATCGTTGTATCAATGGAATTAATTAATTCCATCCTATAGTATCCTTGAAACTTTCAAATCATTATTTTACAATGATTCCATCATTGTATCTATGGAATTAATTAATTCCATAGATTATATAAAGGAATAGTATATAATATAATATAATGGTTATAAAAGTATGCGAATGTTGTCAATATTCAACATCATATTCTTCTATTTTTGAAAAACATATCAAAACAAAGCGTCATATATCTCTAAAAAATACTGTTGATAATAACCAAAAGTGTTTCGAATGTAAAAATTGTAATAAAAAATACGGAACGCAATCCGGATTATGGAAACATTCAAAAAAATGTATTAACGATCCACATGTTATTGAAAGAGACGATCAGGAATTCAACCAAAAAGATCAACTAAGTCATCAAATCATGGAACTAAAAAAACAACTTTCCGAGTTACAACCACAATTGTCCAATATACAACCATCAATCACAAACAATAATAATAGCAACAACACGAATTATAACAATATTCATATTTATCTAAATACCCATTGTAGTAACGCAATGTCCATAGATCAATTTGTAGAATCATTGAAGTTTGTAAAAGATGATTTCCAAGAAATCGACAACAACCGTTTCTATTACCAAGGCGCAACACGTATTGTAAAAAAATACTTTCAACAGTTAAAACTGGAGGATCGACCCATGCATTGTACAATTCCTCTTTTAAACAAACCAACCACGTTTTTTGTCAAGAACGAAAGTGAATGGAAAGAAGAATGTCAGAGTATGATACACTACCAAATGAAATATATAGAAGAATTCGAGAACGAGGAAGATCAATTGGTGACGACTCGTTTTTTTGAGAGGTTTAATGAAAAACTGTATGAAACGTATAAAGAATTTGCTACAATAGATAAACATATGGAACGTAGGATAAATGAAAAAATGATGGGGGGAGGTTCAAGGGATAAGATTGATATGTTGGATGAACTTGTAGAGTCAAAATCAGTTAGAATAGATGTGGATGTATAGAAAGTAATACATGAAAATAACTATATTATACGAAATATAGTTATATACTATATACAATTATATTTTGAATAAATCATGACGTTTTTAAGTATAATTGATAATGTGTTTGATAATGTAAAAAAACCGTTTTATATTGTAACAATATTTCTCATTTATGGATCATATTTGCTGTTTTTGTTGGGTATATATTCAGTAAATCCGATGTATGTTCAAATGGTATTTAGATATTTCGAAATATTTCTATGTTTGTTTTTTATTATACGGTTTAACCCTTTACGAAAAGCGGTTTTACGTGACTTTGATCAATATTTAATATTTGTGTCGGGATTTATACTTCTAACAAATATTGGAATAGTACAATACTTTATGAATTACGCAGAGAAAAATAAAACGTTATCAAATATGATTCAATATTTACATAAAACTCCAAATAATAGCGACATACCTGTTACTATACTTAATTTTTAGTTGTTTTTCGTAAAACTATATGACTGTTGTATAATTTTTTCTTTATTCAATTCACCATTTTCAAGTGTATACGATACTGACAACATTTTATCATAATACAGAGCGACTGTTAATTTACTTTTCTTTTTATGTATGTGCGGAACAATTGTATCGATCGTAACATATTGATTAGTTTCCATAATATAATATCAATACAAACATATATTATGTAGAATTTCAATTTTTCATAATCTTCTACTTACTATAATCGGTATAGAAATTGGCCACAACGCACCCGAAACACCTCCAAATATACTATAATAAAACATTCCAACAGTTGTAAAAATCATATTCGAAACGAAATGGTCTTTTTTAGAATAATCGTACCCCTCAACCGCACCTGAAACTGCACCACATGCGCATCCAATGACTGCGGGAACTTTTACAAAAATATTTAATTGTTCATCACGTGTATATTTGGAGAAAGGATGGTTATATTTCCCAATCTGCGAAAATGTCTGAGATACTATTCTAAAAAAAACCATACTTACAATATAATACATAACAATATATATTTATACTGTTTTTTTACATAAAGACTTCTTAGGTGAATATATATTATTATGCCGGTTTCACGTACAGATTTACAAAAATTACACGAAGAATACACTGTAAAAAATAAAGACACAAAAATTATAAATTATATAAGAGAAATTGAAGATAAACTTTATTTTTTCAACGAAAAAGGAATAAAAGATTTATCACAACCTTTTCTGAAAGAAAGCCGAGAAGTTTTAGAGAAGATTGTGGATATGTTACAAAAGAAATTTGTAGATAGTAAAATTACAATAATTTATAACGACAATTATGATTTTGAATGGTCAAAAATAGAAATAGATTGGTCATAGGCCATCGTTTGTCCTAGGTAATGGAGTGAATATAGGCAAGTTTGCCAATAATTCCTTATCATCAACGGTCATAATAATAACATCTGGATCAGTAATTGTAATATCTTGATAACTCTCTACAAAATAACCCTTGTCTTTGTTGAAATCAAGACGTACAATCAAATGTTTTTTGTGGTCATAATCCCATAATATTAATCTCTCTTTTATTTTTTCAGAAGGAATAAAGAAAGTCAATTTTGAGATATCCTTTGCCTGTGTATTTTTATCGATAATTTGATAATATTCATTTTTTGATTTACTCCGGAAATATTCACCATTGATGCTCATATCTGTACTAAAAATATTGCGTGATCCATGTTTGCAAACATCTGACCAATCTTGATGCGGAATGTATGTAGTATTCAAATGATTTTGAACACCAACAAAAATAGAACGAATTGTAGTAGAAAACATGATTAAATAATATAATACAAATTCATATTATTTAATCCATATCAATTTTACACAAATACAAAATGATTTATGAACTATTTTGTATATAATTATAATATTCATTCCCACATCATTTTTTACAACAACAATGTCAATAAATATGAATGAAATATTCGAAACTGTTAAGAAAGAATTAGCAGACATGCCAGATATAGACATTGATAGTATTTTACAAACTGCTGAAAATGTCCAATATTTAGAAAACAAAACACTTCATGATTTTCGAAATGAAAATGTGGAAGCATTACACGATTTGAATTTACATGAGGAAGAATCTCATATGTTTTTACAGAAATTAGAAAAATATCGTCACATTAAAAAACTGTGCGATATTCATCGAGGAAAATATGCGAGATGGGTGAAAAAAAATATCGACAATGATCCTGAATATATTCCAAAATTATCATTTGGCGGAATCGTATGTGATATAAAATTCAATGATTCTGGTACATATATACAATGTTTTAGTTGTGGTAAATACTATTTTTCGTTAAAGATAGATAATTTCATTTTTTTCCAAAAATTAACAGAAGAAGAATATAGTGTTTTGACTATTTATACATATTGTAAAGATGAACGATTATAGTCCAGTAGATCCGAACCCACCCGAACCTCGAAAAGTATTGGAAAGTTCTACCTCATTCACCTCCATAACATAAATGGGACAGAGTGATGGATGACAAACCTGAAATAATCGTGTTTTTGATTCCAACATATATATAGGTGTTTCATGTCCGGGTAAATAACGAACAGCCGCCAATAAATTACCCCGATAGCCAGAATCAATAATACCAATATGATTTGCCATCATCAACGGTGTTTTTGAAATACTAGATCGTGGTTCCATTGTAAATGCGGACGGTGTAAATTCCTTCGTAACGGGATCATAATACATCATTTCCGCCTTTACACCATGATCCACAAATATTGTTTTGAAATGATCTTGAAAATTCACCGTATTCGCAATCAATAAATCGAATCCCGAATTCGGAAATCGATCATTCATAATTTTTTTATTATGTTGTTCAATATGAAACTTGTATAAACTGACAATATTATCACTCAACACAGAATGATCAAATGCTAATCTCAAAATAGAGAACCCCATATTGGGAGGCATATTTTTCGCAACAATCTGTTCAGGAGTAAATGATGACATAATCGTGTAATTATTATATTAAATTACACTATTTCTTTATTTCAATTTTATTAGTAATTATATTGTTTTTTTGTAATCTTTCCAAGAAATCGGTTTTGATTCCACATATATGATAGGCTCAACAATGTTGTCTTTATCTAAATTATCTCCCTCTTTTACGGCAGAATCAATATATAATTTTTTAAGTAATTTGCCAAATACAACAGAACCTTCGTGCTGATCTACATCACCCTCTTCGATAGCACGGAGAACTTGTAACACATTCCACATAATTTCCATATTGAGTTCATCTTTACATATCTTGTTAAAAATTTCCGTATAATTTGAAAATAAAAACATACATTCATTTCTACAATGTTCTAAAAATTGTTCAGGATGATTCAGCTTCATATCACGATGAGAATTATCCTTTTTTAATTCTTGTAATTTAGTTATATCTGTTTGAATGAGAGAACTATGTTTCAACTTTCTAATATTATCTGTGTTATCTTCACAATTTGTTTCATTGATCATTCGTTTTAGATTCAAACGCTCTTCGGGATTAATAGAAATTTTTTCCATCTTTTAGTAATGTTATTATAACAACATCAATATTTTATGTTGTTTTATGATATATAATATAAATAATATATGGAAAATAAACAAGATATAAATTATTATTATGTACAACCAACCGCCACTGTAGCAAATATAGGTATGGTTATTATAATTATTGTATTTTTTTTATTTATTATATTTAAGCTGCTTTTTATTTCTATAAATTGGGAATCCGAAAAATGTAGAAATTCCAATTTTTTTATAGCGCCATTGCTTGGTCAAGATGGTGAAACAACTTTCAAACAATGTGCGAATGATGCCATGAAAAGTGCATTGAATGATACAGGGACAGAATATTATAAAAAATTAAATACGCTAACTACAAATGTATCGCAAATCCCAGCGGTTACTAGTTCTGGTAGTTCTGGTAGTTCTAGTACTACAGATACACAGTTCTCCACAAATTACAACAGTTTGTTGTCTACGATTCATACTACACAAACTGCCCTTTCAAAGATTTTAGGTTCAATTGTGTTAAGCTCCTATTTAAACAAGGGTGTTCTTCAATCTACGAATAATTTACAAAATAGCGAACTTACCAATTTAATAGACCAATATAATACAATTGGTCAGAATATCAATGATCAACAACAACGAACCTCAATAATGTCTAATATGTAAATACTCATCTGACTTCGCCACTATGAGAAGTGTAGGAATCTGTATATTTTTAACAAGATATGTAAATGAAAAAGTTATTATGTTCTTAGTAAAATCATCAGAATATATATATTTAATCTTTCGAAATATTTTCAGTTTTTAGTTACAAATAATACACATGTCTACTATAAATTATAATCCTATTGAAATTTCGTATGGTTCTAGAAATTCTACTAATTTGGGATTGTGTATTATAGTATTATTAGTATTTGTAGGAGTTTCGTCGGTATTAATTACACAAACATATAGAAAAATTTATCATAATGAAAATGTCCAATTCTTAAATATGTCAAATTCGTTGTTTTATTCTCTTTTTGATATTTTAAACAATGTTGCTATCAAGAATCGTGAAACTACACACAAAGACTTGTCGAATAATATATTACAGAATACTTCTTACAATGAAAAATACGACGAGTTACTGAAAAAAACAAAGACCCAGGCTTCTCAAATTTTTTCGCAAAACTTGTATAATAAAAATATAACCGATAGTGCGGATACGGCTACATATGACAGATTACAATCAACTATGACAGCATTGTCATCAATTACAAATAAATTAGAAACGTTACAGACTGCTAATATTACCGCATTAGAAACATTATATACTGGATACCAAACCCAAATAGCGTCTTATGTTGATAAATTAGTAAGTATGATGACTAAGATAAATAGTCAGATAACTATATTATCATCGGACACAGTTTATTCCCCAATGGTTCAATCATTAAAACAAATATTTAAATCGATACGAACTACTTTAGTCAATAATACCAAAGATATAAAGAAAATGTATAATACATTTGATGCTTCTAACATACCTACATTAATATCCACCGATGTTGATATTATAGCCAATAGTAATACTGCGCCAGATATATTAGCAAGATCTGGTTATATTAACTAAGAATATATTCTAAACTTCTCCTGACTTCGTTATTCGAAGTTAGGAAAACACTACATTCTCGAACGAAAAAATCTTATGAATATCTATATAGATATTCATAAAAATGAAAATAAATTTCACATATGTGTTTTTTGTTGCGTTGTTGATTTTATTGATAACTGTTTCAATGTCTCGTTCGTGTGTACAATTTAAACCTTATTCGGAGAACAACATATTTACGAAACAATTTCCTTACGAAGCCATGACAAATAATGATACTGAAACTGATAGTAAACAATTTTCTCCTGTAACAAGTCCCAGTCTTTTTTTATCCCCTTCTTCCAACATTGATACACAATTCTTGATGGATCAGTCGTCTCCTATGGCAAATAACATAGCGAATATGAATGTAAATGAATCTTTTTCTAATTTAAACAGTTCTCCTTATATTTCTACTGAAAAAGATATTCAAATCGATATATTTAGCGGAACACCTGGAAGTTTAGAGTGTAGTTCGAAATCTTCGAATTTGACAAATTCCAAGGGAGGTCTTTGTTTAACACAGACTCAAATTAATTTATTGAAAACAAGAGGGGGTAACGCAAGTGGTGGCGACGCACAAATTGGTAAATAATTATGTATTTTCAAAACACCATTTACAATATACGATTTGTACACTATGTTCTTGTGAAATATCAACATAATCCATTATCATATTATGCTGACAATTTAAAACTAAAAAATTACGAATCATTTGAACCATTTTTTTATATTCAAACGATTGTTCCTCTTCTGGAATTTGCTCAAGAATTTGTTTTGAACGAATCATCAAATTCACCTCTTCACTATTATTATTTTCCATAAAAAAGTTAGTTAACCGTTAAAATCCTAACTACGACACGAATATAATATCATACAACAATATGTTTATATTTATTTTATACATACATTGCTAACATGCTATGATTTTGAGTATCATCTTCTTTAATTAACAGATCAACTTCTTTACGTGTAACTGTAAATGGAAATGTGACCTTCATCTTGATTTCTTTCGCAAACATCTCATTATCTGGATTGATCAATCTAAATAAATTTAACTTGGTATGTACAATTTCCAAACACCGTTTCAAATTACGAACACCATCTTCGTTCTTGGTAAATGAAGATTTTGTAATAATATATTCCAATGTGTCATCTGGAATAATGATCATACCTTCCTCAAAATTTACTTGTTCTCGAATCTTGGGTAACATATAGTTCTTCGCAATTGTAATTTTTTCTTTGGTATTATAACCCTTGGTCTGAATACGATACATTCTATCCTTTAAGATCGGGTTCACCTTGCTTTCGTCGTTGTAACTGAATATGAACAAACATTTGCTCAGATCAAAACTCATTTCCGAGAAATATTTGTCGTGAAATTCGGAATTTTGCGATGTATCCGTCAAATGTGTCAAAATACTCGCAATCTCCGCCCCACGTGGCGAATCACTCAATTTGTCCAACTCGTCAAAATAAATAACAGGATTCATACACTTGCTATCAATGAGAATTTGTAAAATTTTACCCCAACTACTTCCTTCGTATGTATAAGAATGCCCTTCGAGAAAACTAGAATCCCCTGCTCCCCCCAATGCGATAAAAGCGAACTCTCTACCTAGGATTTGGCTAATACCTTCTTTCACGATGCTAGTTTTTCCAGTACCCGGAGGACCCTGTATCGCAATTGCGGTACCCATAGATCCGGGATTTGTCATCCATTGACCCACCATTTGAATGATTTGCATCTTGGCATCATTCATTCCGAATACACAATCATCCAATTTTCGAATAGATTTTTCCATGAAATTCTGACATGCTTCCGTACCATCCGACATTTTCACACTGAGTGACTTGTAGACACCAATCGGAATCCGCATGAATGTATCAATCCAATTCTTCATTTTATAGTATTCAGGATCACCCGGTTCCATGGTTCTCAATACATTCAATTTTTGGAGAACCGTTGCCTTATATTTGGCGGGAATGTTGGAATCCAACAAAGACAATCGATACGGTTTATCAATTTGAATATGTGAATTAATCTCTTTTAAATCTTTCATAATACGCTGTTGTTCTTGATTTGATAATTTTTTCTTGAAATAATCGATTTCACTCGTGAATTTACGATCTTGTCCATGAATCATTTTGTGGTATTCTTTGGTATTTTTACCACGTTCCTTCTTGACCAACTTTTTAATAGAATGATTACACTCTTTCAATGCTTTTAACAACATGATACTTTTAGGTTTATTTTTCAAATTTTCCGCCAAATATTTCTTCATTTCTGTAAGATCATTGTATTCAGAATTGAATTTAATATTTTCATTTGATTCTTTTTGTTTTATTTCTTCTGCGTTTTTGGATTTGTTCTTTTTCGTATTTTTCTTCTTATCTTCTGAAATCTGTTGAGGAAGATCTACAGTTTGGTATGTTTCCTTCATAAACATCTTTTCATCATCGCTATCACATTCTTCTTCATCTAATAAAGCATGTTCATCTTCCATTTCTTCATCATCACCTGCTTGTCCATTGGGACCAAACCCGAAAATAATGTTGATATTTTGCTTCTTCTTCTTTTGATCGTCTTCCTCATCTTCATTATCATCCTCTTCGTCTTCATCATCTTCGGCTTCATCATTTTTGTCACAATTAGATTCACTGTCTGAATGGTGTTTCTTCTGCTGTTTCAACTTGTTTGATGCGGATTTTGAACGGGTATTGTGCTTGGATACTATCTTATTCTTTTTCGAAGACTTTTTCACAATACTCTCATCTTCACTATCACTACTATCTTCTTCGCTATCGCTGTCACTATTTTTATGTTTCTTCGATTTCTTCTTTTGGTCTTTCACCTTATTTTGACGTTTGAATTCTTTATCTATAAGTTTTTTCAACTTACCATCTGATTTCACACGTTTATCCATATATTTTGATGGAAATGCCTTTGATACTAGTTTTCGCAAAGATTGAGAACTTATTGATTCGTCTTCATCGTCATCGATGAAGTCATCAAATTCAGTCTCATCTTCATCCGATGATTCGTCATCAGAATCACTATCCGTATCCGACAATGTTTCAAAATCGTCATCCTCTTCATCGGAACTACTTACCACAATCTCCTTCTCCTTCTTATCCTTCTTAGAAGAACGAGATTTGATTCTGTCCATTTTGATGATTGCCATGATTGGTTGTAGTGTATACTTGTATAATTATACATTATAAATAATAGTAAATTAAAAGAATCAATTTTTACATTTTTATTTTTTGATAAAAAAATTAGCATTTATTCCACACGTTTTCTCATTATTTCTACATATTTTTGCTAATTTATGTGATTCCTTGCCATAAACCATATAAGTTATAACAAATTTTTGACATCGATAATGATAATCGATTGGATCACGTTCTTCCGATGGATCAGTTGATATATGAGGCACGCCAAATTTACAATCAATACATGTATTCATATCATTTTTTATAATAATTTCATCATCAATCATCGTGATATTTTTTAATGTAAAATATTTAGCATCTATTCCACACATATGTTCATTAATTCTACATGTGAATGCCAACTCTTCTTTCATGGTATCTGATACAAGATTTTTTGTTACAAATTTTGAACAATCCGATATTTTACCAATAAAACTGTTTTCGTAATTATCGTAAACATTGCGTAAAACAAAATATTTACAATTTATACAAAACTTGTGCGTAGTTTTTACAGATAAACCGATTGTTTCTTTTATTTTAAGTCCATATAGTAAGATATTTAATAACTCAAATACATTTATTATACAATAATTTTAATTTTTATGTCGATATAATCCTACAATATATTTTCAAGATTGTAAAAATTGAAACATAAAAACAATATAAATATTATGTAGTATAATATATAATAGTCATGTCATCTTCGAATAACTCCAACTTGGTGAAATACAAGCCGCCTTCCAAAATTATTGGAATACAGTTTAGTATATTATCGCCCGATGAGATCCGCAAGAATTCTGTTGTGGAGGTCACGTCGAGAGATACATATATTAATAATAAACCTGTAATTGGCGGTTTGTTTGATCCTCGTATGGGTGTATTGGAACCAGGTACGATTTGTCCAACCGATGGTTATACCTACATTGATACTCCCGGTTATTTCGGACATATTGAAATGGCTCGTCCCGTATTCTTTATGCAGCATATGAAAGCAATTATGAATATTTCTCGTTGTATTTGTTATAAATGTAGCAAATTACTGATCAATAAATCACAACATCTCCATGTCTTAGAATGGCCCGCTGAAAAACGTTGGAAATATGTTTCAAAATTGGCAGATAATGTAAAACGTTGTGGTGAAAAAACAGACGATGGATGTGGATGCAAGCAACCAAGTAAAATCAAGTTGGAAGAAATGGCTTCATTGTATGCGATTTGGGAAAGTAGTATCGAAAAAGACGAGAAAATTAGTGTGAAATTGACACCAGAAATGATTCTAAAGAGTTTCAAGCGTATCAGCGATGATGATGTTCATTTTATGGGATTCAGTCCCATCTGGTCACGCCCAGATTGGATGATTTGTCAAGTTTTACCCGTTCCGCCTCCTTCCGTGCGTCCATCTGTAAAGCACGACGCTCAACAACGAAGTGAAGATGATCTTACACATATTTACAGTAATATTATTCGAACCAACAAAGATTTACAAGACAAGATTGATAACAATGCTTCTGCGAATGTGATTGATGGTTTGACACGTTTGCTACAATATTTGGTGGCAATGATTGTGAATAATAAGACGAAAGGTGCGGCGCCTTTGGCTCAGCGTTCTGGACGTCCATATCAATGTATTATGAGTAGATTGAATCACAAGTCTGGGCGTATTCGAGGTAATTTGATGGGAAAACGTGTTGATTTTAGCGCACGTTCCGTCATTACTGGCGATCCCAATTTGTCCATTCGACAATTGGGTGTTCCGATGAAGATTGCCATGAATATCACGAAACCGATGACAGTGAATGACATGAATCGTGATTATCTGCGTAAATTGGTGGAGAATGGTCCCGATGTGTATCCCGGAGCAAAAATCTTGGAAAAACGCAACGGAGAACACATATCGCTACGTTATGTGGATCGTGCCAGTATTCGTCTTGAAAATGGTGATGTAGTACATCGTCACATGATGGACGGAGACTGTGTACTATTCAATCGACAACCAAGTTTACACAGAATGTCGATGATGGGACATATTGTAAAAGTAATGCGTGTCGGCGACACATTCCGCATGAATGTTGCTGACACAAAACCGTACAATCAAAATTAGGTTGTCAACAGGGAGCGTGAAAAGCGTGCTACTCCCTAGTGAGTAAATCAATTGATTTATTTGCGACACTACCAAATTGACGGGGACCCCCTTAGAGCCTTTACTACTACCCTATTGTTGGAAACAACGGATAGGGGATCTTGGTTAATAGCCAAACCCGATAGTAAAAAAGTAAAGGATTGGGAAATCCGCAGCCAAGCCCCTAAACTCGTTATGATAAGAGCATGGGGAAGGTTCAACGACTTGACGATAGTGGGTGTCATATGAAGGTCTGATCAACCGGATGATGCATAAAGTAAAGTCTGGTCCTGATTCGAAAGGTCAGGTGAATTTCGTATCACTGGGTGAGTGATGTGGAATTCTGTAAAACATAACGGCTGATTTTGATGGAGATAGACATTTTGTCTCCAACATGCGGCTGCCAATCAAGTTGTAGACAATACTTGGTTGGGAAAACAGTGTAATGTCTGCTTATTCAACAATTTCGCATAGGTTGTTGGATAAATATAACCGTATAGTCTTTGAATAATTTAAAATAAATATAAAGTCAATTTCCCATAATTTATAAATGAATGTAAATTTAGTTCTAAAGAACAAATATTTAAATGATGAAAATTTAAGATGGTGTGAAATTTATAAAATTACCAACACTGAAAACCTAAAAGTATATATAGGACAAGCTGTTTCTCATCGTATTTCTGGTTTAAAAATACGCCCACATGGAATGGAAAATCGTTTCAAACAACATAAATTAGCAGCTTCTAATGAACCAAAACCTTATTATCAATGTAATGCGTTAAATCGTGCTATGCGAAAGTATGGTATAGAAAAGTTTACATTACAATTAGTATGTTATTGTTCACTAGATGATGCTAATCGTGTAGAAAGTGATGAAATTATAAAACATAATTCTATTGTTCCAAATGGATATAATATAACTACTAGTTGTAAATCTATCCAAAAACCGTCAATTGAATTTAGAACAAAAATATCAGCAGGGCATAATAAAACAAACGATGAGAAACGGCTTGAAACTTATAATACGTTAAATTTTGAAGGAGATAATATTGAAAAATATATTGTCCCTTTAAAAAAACAGGGTGAACAAATAGGTTGGCAAATTAGTAAAGATAAAAAAAATTACATCACATTTAAATCATCATTTATTTCTTTAGACCAAAATAAACAACGGGCAATTGACTTTATATTAAATATAAAAAATATTCAAAGGCGACGTAGCCAAATTGCTGGAAACCTCGCAAATGATGTAGTACCATTCATTGTTGGAAACAACAATGAAGAACACGGGTAATGACCGTCCACAAAGGTAAAAACCTACATCATAAGGCAATCAGCAGCCAAGCTCCTAAACTCGTTATGGTAAGAGTACGGAGAAGGTTCAGAGACTAGACGGTTACGGGTCTTAAATGATGGTCTAACCAACCGGATAAGGCACAAGGTATAGTACCGATCCTACTTGAAAGAGTAGATTTTTGAAAAGCAATAACCCACAAGGGTTTTGCCTTTCAAAAGCAAAAGGAGATGAATATGCATTGCCCCCAAAATATATTAGCAGAAACAGAATTAAGACACCTTCCCGCCATTCCTTACCAAATTATTAGTCCCTCTTCCAATTCCCCCATTATTGGAATTTACCAAGATTCGCTTCTCGGATCTTTCCAATTCACCCGTCCCAACATCCAATTTACTCCTAGAGAAGCCATGAACCTCCTTATGATGTTCCCCAATGTAGATACTAAGGCTATTAGAGATTCAGGTAAGAATGTAACTAGTTATCAAATTCTTTCCCAAATTTTGAAACCAATTACCCTTTCATACAAAACAAAATTATATGCGGACAATCCGATTCCCAACAACATCTTGGAGATTCGCAATGGTCAATGGATTAGTGGTCAAATCGAGAAAGCCGTCATGGGATCTACTACCAAAGGCATTCTACATCGTATTTTCAATGACTTTGGTCCCATGGCCTGTGCGAATTTCATCGATGACATTCAAAATGTAATTACAGAATACATGAAAACATCCTCATTTAGTGTGGGTATTAGTGATTTAATTGCGAACAAAACTACGATGGATGCCATTATCCAAGCACTCAACAAACAAAAAATAGAAGTACAATCGTTAATCGAAAAAGTTCATCTAGGTATTTTCGAGAACAATACGGCGGGTTCTAATATGGTAGAATTCGAGATGCAGGTGAATAAATTGCTGAACAAAGCGACAGAAGAGTCGGGTAGTATTGGTCGTAAGAGTCTGAGCAAGGACAACCGATTCTTGATGATTGTCAATTCTGGATCCAAAGGTAGTTTGATCAATATATCACAAATGATTTCTGGGTTGGGACAACAGAATGTAGATGGTAAGCGTATTCCTTACGGTTTTGACAGTCGTACATTACCCCATTATTTCAAATATGACGATGGTCCGAGTGCACGTGGGTTTGTAGATAATTCTTATATTTCGGGTCTTACTGCGCCAGAATTATTCTTCCACGCCATGGGAGGTCGTATTGGCCTTATTGATACCGCAATTAAGACAAGTTCTTCTGGGTATATTCAACGTCGTCTTATCAAGGGATTGGAAGACATCAAAGTAGAATACGATATGACGGTTAGAAATAGCAAAGGTAAGATTGTCCAGTTCTCTTATGGTGAGGATGGGTTTGATACTACACGCATTGAAAATCAAATTATTCCCTTGGTCGGAATGAGTATTGAGGATATTTATCTACATTACGATATTTTGGGACTGAATGAATCTAGTGAAAAAGACATGTTGAGTGTGTATGCGAAAGCGACGGCGACTCGTGTGAAACGGCAAGTGAAAGAAACGAAAGTATTCTGTCAAAAATATATTACAAAAATGATCAAGAATCGTGATGAGATTGTGGATGCCGTGTTTGGTCATAAAAATGACAACATGGTAAAAATGCCGGTAGCGTTTCAAAATATTATTGCGAACATTCAGGGTCAATTACATTTGAATGCGAATTCCATTGTAGACATTACGCCTCTCGAATGTTTCCAGATGATCGAATCGTATTACAACAAATTGAAAAATCTGGAATTTTCGGCGCCGAATCATCTGTTCGAAGTATTGTATTACTATTATTTATCCCCGAAAGACTTGATTGTGAATAAACGTTTTCATACCAAGGCGCTTACTGTGTTATTAGAAACAATTGTTCTCAAATATAAACAAGCCATTGTTCATCCGGGAGAAATGGTGGGTATTATTGCAGGGCATTCATGTGGTGAGCCGGTTACGCAGCTGACCCTTAATACATTTCATTTAGCAGGTAGTTCATCGAAATCGAATGTGACACGTGGTGTCCCCAGAATTGAAGAAATATTAAGATTGACTCGCAATCCTAAAAATCCATCATTGACGGTCCATATGAAAACCATTGATGAGCAAGATCGTGACCGTGCGGTAGATTATGCGAATATGATGGAATATACAAAATTAGTAGATATGGTAAAATCAATACAAATTTCATTTGATCCCAACGAACATGCTTCATTCATTGAAGAAGATCGTGTGTTAATTGAACAATTTTACGAATTCGAAAATGTTATGCGTGAATGTATGAATGAAGATGTTACAGATGAGACGGAAAAGAATGCCAAGAAATCCAAATGGATTATTCGTATGGAAATAGATCCAGAAGCTCTCCTTGACAAAAACATTACGATGGACGATATTCATTATGCCATCAAAAATAGTACCTATGGAGAGGCAATTGATTGTGTGTTTTCAGATTTTAACGAAGATAAACTGATATTCCGTATTCGAATCACAAATGAAGATGTCAAGAAAAAGAAGGTGGTTGGGGTGGCCAACGCATTGGATCAATCAGACGAGATTTTCCAATTAAAGAATTTCCAAGACGCTCTCTTACAAAATATTGTATTACGTGGTGTGAATCATATCGAAAAGGTTATACCCAGAAAACTCAAAAATATGGTAGTATTGGAAGATGGAAAATATATTCGTAAAGATACATGGGTATTAGATACGACAGGTTCCAATATGTTGAGTGTACTGGGTCTGGATTACATCGATTATAAACGTACATTCAGTAATGATATTCGAGAAGTATTTGATGTATTAGGTATTGAAGCTGCTCGTCAAACCATCTACAATGAATTCTTCGATGTGATGGAATTTAGTGATGCCTACATCAACTTTCATCATTTGAGTTTGTTGTGTGATCGCATGACAATGACCAAGGATCTGGTTCCTATTTTCAGATCAGGTATTTTGAATGACGACATTGGTCCTATCGCAAAAGCCACATTTGAAGTACATACCGAAGTGTTGTTGGATGCGGCCCGTCATGCAGACTTTGATCATATGAGAGGAGTTTCTTCTAGTGTGATGTGTGGTCAATATGGTAATTATGGTACGGGAGCATTTAGTCTAGTATTGGATATAAATCAGATGCGAAATTTGTCGGATGCGAATGTTGTGGCAGATGATGCGGATATTGATGGCCAGTTCGGTATAGCTCAAGACCGAATGGATACATGTGCGAAGAAAGATTTGGAAATTCAAAACAATATTATTAATATTCAGATTCCGACTACGGCCAATGTATGTGACGACGAATATAATATGGGATTTTAACTGTGATAATCTGTAAATATAATTATTTTAGATAGTAGATGTAATTGAATGTTAATTTTATATATTTTTTATAAAATTAAACCGTCGATCAATATGCCGAATATGACGAACCATGTAAAGAAGTTGATACAGAAGTCAGCATATTTAATGTACTGGAAGGGTTCATAAGTTCATTTACCGAATCATATCCTTTATCAATTACTTGATGATGTATCAAGGTTTTTTCCAGACCCAACATAACAAATCGTTCTTTTGTAAAATAATTGCTTAACATGGTTCGATAGTCATATTCGTATATAATACTCCTTTGAGGTTTAGATGATCGGTTACCTAAAACCGACTCCAAAGTTTCATCTGTGTCAAAAAAATCGAATTTTTTTTCTGTTATTTTTTTAACAAGATCGTGATACGATTTTTCTATAAATACGAGTTTCGTCAACAAGTTTTCATAAAATTCCTTGTTCTTTTTTTCAATGTTATTAGTACTCGCATATTGTTTCAAAACAATTGTCATAAACACCCACAATGTGTCATCATGGATTCTAGGCATATGTTTGGTGTATGTAATAGAATTTATTGTCGATGGTTGTGGTGGTGCCGATTTTTCTTCAGAATATCCTCCAGTGTCCTCGGCAGGCATAGCTTGCCCCGGACACAGTAACCCAAGACTACCTGGCTTAGCCCGTCCGTCTTGGTCTACAATATCGGATGTAGACGTTTGGTTCTCTGTATGGGGGGTTTCTAATATAGATAATTCATTTTTACATTCTTCTAATAATTCGTAGTTTCTATTTTCATGAATATCATCGACAAACATTTCAGGTAGAATTTCGCATAGCGATGATTTTAACGAAAGTTGTTGTAAATGATCGATAGAAACATGATAATCAGAAAAGTTCTCGAACATGATCTTGGATAATTCTGCTGGTGTAATAATTTCTTCTTTCAATGAACAAATCCGTTGGATTTCTTCTTCTGATAGTTTTATATCGTAAAAAAATTCAATCATATTAATAACAGTATTGTTTGTACAATTCCGAAATTTCGCAATCACATCGATTCTACCCGGTCGAATCAACGCACTATCCAATGTATCGGGGAAATTCGATGTCATGATTACAATTCTCCCGGGGTTCTCCAAAACACCATCCAATAAGTTCAATAGAAAAGATAAATCAACCTTGTGTTTATCCTCGTAATGTTCGAGAACCACCTTTTCGCTATCTCTTTCGTATGCGTTACCGGTTATGTTATCTGATTTTTTTGTTTTATTATCATTCTTCAAACTACGTTCCATGACAATGTCACTTTGACAATCCACATCCTCCAAAACATAAATACGTTGATCCAAAGGAATACAATATGTTTCATTTTGTCCAGACATTGGATTCATTACATTGATATTTTCATTAAAAAACAGGTTCTCCAATTGTGTTTTTGTCATATCATTGTTTAAATTAACATTACAAATATGTCGATTGGTTTCATTGGCCAGACACTTGATGGTAGAAGTTTTTCCAGTTCCGGGAGAACCTGACAACAACAAACCCAAAGTATAAGGAATTCCTTTTTCATCATACCATTTTCTATTTTTACAGAAAAAATTAACACGATTCCGAATAATATCAATGTCTTCTCCAAACAAATTGGAGAACTTGCGGTTTGTTTGAAAATGCTTCATAACAAAGGCAAAATTAGGAGGTAATCTCGACAAATCTTTGCGCTTATCAATGTCCATGGGAACAGAGATGGGGAACATATTAAAATAGTAGCGTTTATTTCCCAATTTATTTTTCACATTAATCGCATATTTTTGTTTAATATTATCCAAGAAGTTACGTAATTGATCTGTAGTTTTTGTGAAACTGTATATTTCGATAATTTGTACAATAGCGGATTGACTTAAATTGTGGTTACCCGCTCCCGAACTCATATTTGTCGAAGTGCTTCCTTGTTGTCCAGATTGTTCAGAAGAAGTAGATTGTGTCATCCGTGCAAAAATATCTTCATCGATACTAATAACGTCTTTTTGGTTTAATATGAAACTTTCTCGTATGTAACTGACGTGTGTGGTATTTTTGTTATTTGTGATGAAATCGAGAAGAGCTTGTCCTAATATATTGTCTGGATTATTCACATTAATTGTAACAGTAATTGATGCGGTTTTCTTTTTCACTTTATTATCAGTAATATCCTTAGTCACGCTCGATAAATCTTTTTTAATGTTCTCCAATTTATCTGTATATTTCTTCATAAAGAAATTAATGACAGGAGGCGCATTTTTTAACACGAAATCAACCACGCTTGTTGCGACAAACATATATATCATGGAGAACATGCTATTATTTCCGGTATTTTGTGTATTTCCTCCCCCTTTTCCGTTCATATTATTAATCATCAACATTGTCATCATATTTGACTTCAATGAATCCATCATATTTGACGATGTACCCATTTGATTATTTGGTTGGTTTGTACCGAAATTGTTCATTTTATTCCAAGGTTCTCAAATTACTAATAATAAACTCCATCCTTTTATATGGTTACAAAAATGAAATATAATTCATCCAATAACATTGTGTGTTTTTCTATATAATAGTATTTTGTTTACACATTTGACGATGTAAAAATATATTTTATAAAAATGAATATAAAAAAACGACACCTTATATTGTATACTCTGAAATCATGCCTCTAGCAATCGGAATTGATTTGGGAACAGTTAATAGTTGCGTTGGTATTTGGCAAAATGGAAAAGTTGAGATTATTGCCAACGAGTGTGGTAATCGTATCACGCCATCTTTTGTAGCTTTCACGGCAGATGAACGTTTAATTGGGGATGCAGCCAAGTCTGCGATTGCTTCCAACCCATCCAATACAGTGTTTGATGCTAAGCGTTTGATTGGTAAAAATTTCAACGACTCGCAAGTACAAGATAGTCTGAAGCATCTTTCTTATAAGGTGGTGAATCGTAGTAACAAGCCTTCGATTCAGGTAGAGTTTCGTAATGAGACAAAGGAATTTTCAGCAGAAGAGATTGGTTCCATGGTTTTGATCAAGATGAAGGAGATTGCCGAGGCTTATTTGGGAGAGACTGTGACTGATGCGGTAATTACAGTTCCCGCATATTTTAATGATTCTCAGCGTCAAGCTACCAAGGATGCTGGTGCGATTGCGGGATTGAATGTATTGCGTATCATCAACGAGCCGACTGCGGCAGCCATCGCATATGGTCTTGACAAGAAGTCAACTGATGAGAGAAATATTTTGATTGCGGACATTGGCGGTGGAACTACAGATTTCTCTATTCTCACGATTGAGAGTTCCGTATTTGAGGTGAAGGCAACCGCTGGTGATACTTTTTTGGGAGGTTCGGACTTTGATAATAAGATGTTGGATTATTTCACGGAGGAGTTCAAGCGTAAGCACAAGAAGGATTTGACTGAGAACAAACGTTCGGTTCGGCGTTTGAGAACCGCATGTGAGAGTGCCAAGCGAACTCTTTCATCTTCAAATGTGGCAAACATTGAGATTGACAGTTTGTATGACGGAATTGATTTCAGTTCTACGATAACTCGTGCCAAGTTCGAGAACTTGTGTGAAGACTTGTGTAAGAAGGCCATGGTATTTTTGGATCAGGTCATTGCGGATTCCAAGATTTCCAAGGATCGTATTCATGAGATTGTCTTGGTTGGTGGTACGACACGAATCCCCAGAATCCAACAGTTGTTGTCTGAATATTTCAATGGTAAGGAATTGTGTAAGTCGATTAATCCGGACGAGTGTGTAGCATATGGTGCCGCAGTACAGGCGGCGCTTCTTTCCGGGAATGCGGATGAAAAGATTCAGGATTTGTTGTTATTGGATGTTTGTCCATTGAGTTTGGGTCTAGAGACTGCAGGTGGTGTCATGACCAAGCTCATTCCCCGTAATACGACGATTCCTACAAGAAAGTCACAGACTTTTTCTACGTATGTTGATAATCAACCCGGTGTGTTGATTCAAGTATTTGAGGGAGAACGTGCACTGACCAAGGACAATACATTAATGGGTTCTTTTCAGTTGGAGGGTCTTCCTCAAATGCCTCGTGGTCAGCCACAGATTGAGGTTTCGTTTGATTTAGATTCTAATGGAATTCTTAATGTTTCTGCTTCGGAGAAGTCTACCGGTAAATCCAATAAGATTGAGATTAAGAATGACAAGAGTCGATTGAGTCCCGACGAGATTGATCGTATGGTGAATGATGCGGAGAAATACAAGGACGATGACCTCAAGATTTTAGCAGCCGTTAATTTCAAATGTGAGTTGGAGAAGTATATGCAGAATATCAAGGACAAGGTGAACGGGGATGATATGAAGGACAAGGTTGATGATGATCTCAAGAAGCTATTTAACGACAAGATTACCGATGTTGAAAACAAGCTCTCTAATCGTAAACTGGAGGATATTGAGATCTATCGTGAATATCGTACCGGATTAGAGCAAATTTTCGGGGATATTTTGAGCAAGGCACATCCGGATGGAGTTCCAATTGATCCCAAAGATATTCCCAAGAGTTCCGATAATGATACAACCACGAGCGCAGACAATTTGCCAGACAATTTTGTGAAACCGGACTTTAAAAACATGTCTTCCCAAGAACCCACGATTGATCCGGTAGATTAGAATTTTTGTTTTACACAACATATATAAATAATATTTTATTGAAATAAAAATATTATGTAGCAATAGGAATACAATATTTTCTGTTCAATACCTAAATTGTAGAAAAATTGAAATAATAAACCAAAAATATCAAGAATCCTCATAATAAAATATGACAAAAGACATCAAAATAAGAAAGTCAAAACGTATATGTGGTGATAGTCCAACAAATATTGTAGATATTGGAATAGGTAGTAATCCTGTTACCGATTTGGAATTACGTCGATTTGTAACAAATGACATAAAATACAATTTACCACAAATAGTTACGTTACCAATTTCACCATCAAGACACGCATTCATGGTTCATGTAAAACTTACGGAAGGTAAAATTATGATTTCAGATTGGGGAGGAAAATCAAACAAAACCAGAGGTCGTAAATTCAAAGTTTGGCGTCAGTATTCAAAATTGATGAAACTACTTGAAGAAAAATATAAATTACCAATTGTCTATTATGCTATAGATAACAAAATAAAAGAAAAAGCAGAAAATCATCATAAAAATTTCAAAAATAAAAAGGAGATTTATGGTAGTGGTGGTTGTTCTTATTACATTTTCGAATGGATGGAAACACATAATTCCTAGAAGATTTACGGATTCAACTAGGTACGGCAATATCATAAGGTATTTGTTTTAAATATTCGCTAAAATTAAAGATGCGTAAATCAGAAAAATTATCAGATTTTATGAAAGTTTCCAACAATAATATCTCGTCGTCGTTGATTTTATAGTCGATATTTGTAAGATTCAAATAATACATTGGTTCCAACATAAACAACCGGATACGATGGAATCTTAACAATTCATCCGACAATCTGGCATAATACAATTCATCATTGCTCATTCCCATGACTAAATTTTGACTAGGTAAATACAAATGACAATGACCATCTTCGCCAACTTTACAAATATTACGTGTTTCACATTTTTTACATCTAATATAGTCTATAAAATGTCCTTCGTTCTCCAAATATTCAACAGTGTTGTCATTCATACGTTTGAATACAATAGAATCACCCACAATTTTTCGAATGATTTCTTCTATTTTTTTCATTTTTTGTGAATAAGAATAAGCCAAATTTTCCAACATATCTCTAATTTGTAATTTATAAAATCTATTTTCGTATTGACTTAATAGTTCTCGAACCATTGCCCGAAAAATACGATAAAAACGACTTTCCATATGAATATTTCGTATGATTCTTACACGTTTATTATTAGGTGCGACACTGCCAATAATAATTTTATCAGCCTCTATGTAATCAACACCTTCTATTTCTTCTAATTGATCTGGAATATTATCTACAGGAGGCGATATTTTTATATATTGTTCCGTTTCGGTGAGAATACCAATCACTTTTTCGTCATCTATAATTTTTACTTTTGGAGAACATTTTATTTTGCCTTGAGTCTTTACATAAAGTTGGTTTAATTCTTTAATCGTTGTGCTGTAATTATTCCAATTGTTCACTTGATCAATAAGGATGAGATCATAATTGTCAACTAATGTAGATGGATTACATGGTACAAAAAATTTGACAGTAGAATCCTTTTCAGATACAATAAATCCTATTATTTTTGATTGATAATTCATTACCTGTAAATACACATTATAATCGGAGGATAAAAGGATGTTCAACATTTCATGAATCGGTAGATTACGTTTATAATTATATAGTTTCGGCAAACTGTTTTTTGGACTACATTGAGTATTCATGGTTTTTTCTATAAATTTTAACAGGTTCTCCATTTTACTATCTAATGCTTTCGTTCCACCATAAAAAATCTTATGTACAGTTATTTTCTTTTTATTTTCGTAGATATAAATAGGTTCATAAAAATCACCATCTTTAAATAATATCCAAGTGCCTTTTGACACATCGAACATATGTGGAGAATACGAACTGGTTGGACAAAGTATTTCGACTTGATTCATTTTAGGTATTGTCAATATTACCATATTTATCCCATTTGGTATAATTTTCATATTAGGCTGAGTAATTACATCCCATAGATATGTATGATCAATAAATGATGTTTCATCTAATAAATATCGTATAAAAGCTTCATATGACGAAATTGTTTCTTTTAAAAAATTAATTTCATCAGAGATTTTGCTATTAATTATTTCTTTAATAAACCAAGAATCTTTATATTTGATGTTTTTTGGATCAATATTTTTCGGTATAATATCTGGTCTAAAAATAGAAACGAGAGAACCATTGTGATATTGTAAAAACATATCCAATGTGATAGATTTCGCCAGTATTTTTCGCATTTCCACAATAGTTGGTTTCTTTTTCAGGCTGTGTATTTCTGTATACAAGTCTGCGATACAACCAATAAAAGATTGATTATCGGCTTGTTCCATACCATATCGTAATATACATGTGGTGTTTTGTTTAATTAATGCAACATTTGTTTTTTCAACACATTTGTTATTATCTGTTTTTAAAAATCGTTGTAATTGATCTGGTAAGAAACCAAACCGGTTCTCTGATAATGGTCGGCTATTTGCGCTCATCACATATATATTTATTTTTTTTGTTATTTTTTCAGTATTTATTTCTTTTTCCGGAGCTTGAATTCGTTTAAAACAACACGGTAATGAGAACCCTTCTGGATGTTTTCCTTTCATTAATCCCGGATAATGTGTGATGTAATTTCCCTTTTCATCCAAATGTTCCTTGGGTGTGTTGAATTCATAAATAAATGCGCCTTTTGGAACTACTTTTGCTTTTGAAGGTATGATTGCTTGAGGATTTGTTTTTAAAATTTCATCGACTTCTTCTTGAGACAAACTCGTGTTTTGTTTGAGAGACCAATACCGTGGACAAATATACCAAAATTGTTTATCGGTGTTTGGATCTGATCCATATTGAACTGCGGTACTATACGAACCTGGATGTTGAGAATCAATACGATTTTTTTCTGTTTGGGTAAGTAATACGGGTTGACGCATTACTGCAGGAGGACATGTTTTGGAATAAGGATTGTATTGGCCTTTTTCTTTCTTTAGAACGAGAACCGGATCATATTTTTCTATTTTATCTTGAAAAGGATTAGGATTTTTAAGGGATTTCCCTTCTACATTTATTTCTAGGTTCTCGTCTTCATCAACATCGTCTTGTTCACCTGCTCCACCTTCAACATCCATACCAAATATAGATTCTTCATCAGAATCTTCTGTAGAACGTTCTTTTTCGGATTTTGCCTCTTCTTGTTCTAGTTCTTCATCAAATTCAAAATCAGATTCATTAACATCTTCTTCTTCGTCTTCTTTTGTGAAAAAATCAGTGTCAGGTTCTCCGTTTGTAAATAATATAGGTTGAGCAATATTTGTAATTAATTTTGGATCAGCTACAACAATATTATCTATGTTCGTTCTATCTACATTTTTATAATTCACTGATTTTTTACACATTGTATTGAATATTTCAATTGGAGAACTGGAGGTGGGTTCTTGAAAAATACGTACAATGCTGTCCAAATAACCAAACAAAATATCTACATATTGAAGTGATTTTATTTGATCAATTTGAATATCTAATCTATTATCTGAAGGAATTATTTTCAATGTTACCGGAAAGCCCGCATTATCTACTATTTTACCTTGAATTAAAGCATGTTCTCCGAAAAATTTTACAATACGTTCCCTGGATTGTTCTTCTGATAATTTAAATTCATTCATAAGTTCAGTAATAATATCTTCTATTTCACGTGTTTTTGAATATGTTTGATTAATTAATAATGTAATTGGATCCATTTCCTGATAATTCTCTACCCGATTATATTTAAGTCTAGCACCTTTTTCTAAAGAAATATCTATTTCTTCCACATCGAAAACACTACTCAAACATCCTTTATATTTTTTAAGATCCATTTTCTTAGTGATTTTAATACTTGCCATATATTGAATTTGTTCGATTTCCATGATTTCGTTTTTCATCGAATCTTGATAATTATTGTTATTGGCGATTGTTGGAATATTTATTTGGTATCCGGTTTCAAATAGAAATGCATTTAATTCTTCTAAGATGGGCTTGATAATTTGGTGAATCATAGGAAACACATCATTTGGTTTAATAGGATATTTCAACAATGTTTTCAATTCAATCTTGCCATCTTTATTAAAATTTAAATAAACTTGTATTGTTTTTTCTAAATATTTATCTTGAATATACAACGTAATTTGTCCGGTTCTCCCCGTTTCTTTGGATAATTTTACGATTTCTTGAGAAGACAATGCCGGTATTTTTGTACCGGTAGTCGCAACGCCATTGCTGTAAAGTCTATATATATTTTCTCGGCGAAATCCAGGATTATATTTTATAAAGGGTATTTTAGATGTTGCATGAATCTTTTTGAAAATTGTGTCGAGGGGCAATACACTCGTGAAATCCGCATGTAAAATCATTTTAAATGAAGTTATTCCAGTGGATATATAATTTAGAGGTGAAACAGCCTGTTCACGAATATTATAAAATAAATCCACGGTTTTGTATAAATTCCAAGTTTGATCTGTAATTGTTTTTTGATAATTGTCGAGGAGTTGTTGTTTCTTTTCTTGGAGGTCTGCTAAATTCATAATTCCATCCTTGTATAAAAATGGAAAATACATTTGGAGAACATATATGGAAGAAATACCTATATTTTCGGTATATTCGAGAACATCTTCTGCGGTACATACAAACAAATCATTCGATGTATTGGAACTTAGGTTGTCAGAATAATTTATCCAATTGAGTAATAGAGAATTTTCAAATGAAAATAAAGGATTTTGTTTTATGTTTTGGAGAACCGTGATTAGTTCAAACGGATTTGCTGAAAATAGATAGTTGTATTTATTTTCGAACCGTTGTCCTATCGGAAAAGAATATCGATGATTGTTTTCTCCAACATCATTTGATGTTGTTGTTATTGAGAAGAATGATTGCTGACCAGAAGAAAACAATGCCTGGAATTCATCCAACGTATAAGATGTTTTTTCTTCGGGTATGTTCTCAATTCCAAAATTCTTACACAATTGTTTTATTTTAGCATAGTTTATGATTTCACCGTCTTCTGTGATTGATTTGTATATTTCGGATGGTATAATTGTAAAAGCCGATTTAGAGAACATGTAAATTTCCTTGTAAGATACGTTTTTCATTTGTTTTAATAATTTATTTTTCATTACTCGTACAGAATCGTCCAAATGTAATGATGATTTATTTTGCTCATTAAATGTCCATGTTTGTTTACTACCTGATGATTGAATATATTGTATATTTATGGTTTTTTTTACAGAAATCGCCAAAGGTTCTCCAGAATCCTTTGACAATCCTGATTCTTTCTCTTCTAGAGAACTTGTAATTTCCATATAATATACGATATATGTATATTTTATATTACTTATCTGTAAAATCAAGATTCATACAACAACTTGATTTTATAATGTTTTCTAGTTTTTTTGGTAAAAAAACACAAGTAGCAGCACCAGTAGTAGCAGAAGAAGCACCAGCAGTAGTATTAGAAGAATCATCCGCCAAAAAAGCAGAAGAAGAAAAAGCCGCAAGAATGGAAATTTTTCAAAATGCAAGAAAAGAAACAGCTGAAAAAGAAGCCGTAAAGAAAACAGAAATAGCAGAAGCAGAAAAGCAAAAATTAGTAATTGCTATCATTAAAGCTTTCGATCCAACACAAACAGATGCCGATATTTTGGCACAAGATAATTTTGTTTTACCCGCAATAATGACTACAGAACAAATGAAAACAATAATTGAGATAATAAAATCATATGAACCATCTACAATAATATCTTTATTAGAACCTACAAAAGAAAAAGAAGAAGAATTAAACAGAATTATTACGACTATTAAAAAATCTACTCCTCAAATACCAAATAATGATGATAAAGGTTTGTTTAATGAAACTGGAATAAGGAAAACCAAATTAGAAGGAATCATTACGCAAATAAATATCTTTTTAAAATCGTTTTATGATAGAAGAAGACGAGAACATGTTTTAAAAGAAATAAATGAAAATATTGCCAAACAATATGAATTAACCAATGTGGGAGGAAAGAAGCGGAAAACCAAAAAAATGAAGAAAACCAAAAAAAGAAAAGATCATAAAAAACGTACATCTTGTAACAAAAGATCATAAAAAACGTACATCTTGTAACAAAAGATCATAAAAAACGTACATCTTGTAACAAAAGATCATAAATGCGATTCATAGACAACAAAGATTGTGCGGAAGCAAATTCACTACTATAATCTCGATTTTTTTCTAATAAATCTGGATTCCAGGTTTCCCACGATTCAACCAATATACACGGATAGCCCATTGTACGAATATTTTTCGAAAATTCGTTTTCTAATAATATAGGAACTACATTTAGATACAATGCTTCCCACATACGATGTGTATCTACACCATTCCCATTTGGACAAATACAATATGTATATTCAGCCATTCTAAGTATATTTTCATGAAAATTCACAAATGGCAAAAAAGGAATAAGTTGATACAATGATTGATAACATGGGTTCCGTAAAGATGAATTGGTATCTATTTTAAATGACATGTAAATATGTTTTGTTTTAGGAATATTTCTCGTCATGACGTCAGACAATTGCGATAAATTACCATGAGGCCATTGTGAATTCGCAATACCTATGGGTAAAAAATATAATTTGGGATATTGTGACAAAGGGAAACAAATATTCTGTGAATACACCCGAATTATCCTATCACTCGCTAATATTTTACGTATAGATAACCCATCTTGTATATTTTCATCCGAATTATGTGTAATGAATACAAACGGATTTTTAAACAAATGGATATAATTCGCAAATTTATGAATTAAATGACCATAACAGAAAACGATGGGAGGATTGTCATATTCTTCTCCATTTAAAAAATCCATGAGAAACTTATGTTTGTTGGTTTGAATAGATATTGTAGGATTCCAACGAAAATCTTCATTGAAACCAATATAGATATGAGCCAAATTTTGTATTCGTTCTCCTGTTATGATTGCCATATGTATGTGTTCCATTATCGTAGGGAATTTGGAGAAACTTTAGGTTGTAAAAAATATTTCAAAAACGTTTTATATTTATTCTATAAAATATATTAGAAATATAATAATATTGTGTTTATCCACGTTCTCCAACAAATAATATTCAACAACTATCATGTTTGATATTGTTATTCCAATTGGTCCAGATGATCTGGATCAAATCAACCATCAGATAGAATATACTAAGAAGAACATTATTGGATACCGTAATATTTATATAATTTCATGTGATCCTGATTTACAATTACAAAATCCTCAGGAAAATATTCATATTGTCCAAGAATCCATATTTCCGTTTAGCAAAACCGATGTTTCAAAGATACATGGTGAAAATACAAGAAATGGTTGGTATTTACAACAATTATTGAAATTATACGCAGGATCGGTTATTTTCGGTATATTAGAAAGATATTTAGTAATCGATTGTGATACATTTTTCTTACGTCCGGTATCATTTCTACACCATTCCGCAATTAAAAATCCAACCATAACTACATTGTATGGAACAGGAACGGAATATCACCACCCTTATTTTCATCATATGCAACGACTACACCCTTTTTTAAGAAAACATCAAGAACAATATTCGGGTATATGCCATCACATGATGTTTGAGACCCCATATTTACGAGAATTGTTTGGATTTGTGGAATCATATCATGAAAATAAACAATTTTGGCAAGTTTTTTTAAATGAGGTAGAACATTCATTACGGGGACAACACGGACCATGTTACTCATCTGGAGCATCTGAATACGAAATCTATTTTAATTTCATACAGTCTTTTTATAAAGATAAAATAAAAATACGAGAATTACAATGGAAAAATGCTAATAAAATTAATCAAAATGATGAATATGAATATGATTATGTATCATGTCATCATTATATGAGATAGAAAAACAATATAATATATTTACGTGTAATATATTATCTTTCAAATGAATATTGTTTTAGTAAGCATCGGAAATTTTCAAGAATATATATTAATAAATATACGACAATTAATTCGTCTGGGACATACGTCAATATTTGTAATTACAAATAGAGATTTCTTTTCAAAATTTTCGGAATTTATTGACAATGATTTGGATAACGAAAACATAGTTAAATTAATTGACGCTAGTACACTTACTGATAAATTTCAATATCATTCAAAAACAACGATGAATGTTAATTTCCGTGACGCATTTTGGGTGTTTACGTCTAGTCGTTTTTTTTATATATATGCCTTTATGGAAAAATATGATATATCCAATGTAATTCATTTAGAAAACGATGTACCCATTTATTATAATTGTGATATATTGGAATCAGTTTTAGATAAAAAAAAAATATATATACCGATGGACTCAAATGACCGTGCGATTGCGAGTATAATATATATACCAACTGCGATTCTATTAGAAAAGGTTCTTTCGCAATATCATTTGAATAAAAATGATATGGAGAATTTTTCCATCATTGCTCGTAATAGTCCGGAATTATTTTCATTTTTTCCAATATGTATTCCTAGAGAATATGACAACCACGAACAAGAAATGGTTACACAGTTGTTCTCAAAATTTGGCATGATTTTTGATGCGGCCGCAATCGGACAATATTTAGGTGGGGTAGATCCACGTAATATTTCAGGTGATACTACAGGATTTATTAATGAAACATGTGTGATTAAATACAATGAGTTTGATTTTTGTTGGATAAGCGATGTTGACGAAATCAAAAGACCCTTTATGAAATTTCGAGAACAAACAATACCAATATTTAATTTACATATTCATTGTAAAAACCTAGAAAAATTCGTGTAAAAATATTCAAGACTATATATCTATTTTTTTCGGTAACACAGTCCATCCAGGATAATGTAAATCATCACGATTACCATTATAACAAACCACATATTGATCCGGATGTTTATTTAAAAACGATCCCCACCAAGCCAATGTGGATACTGAAACAATATTATTTTTAATCAATGAAATCATCCAAACATCAATGAAATCACGTTCATTTGAATAATAAAAACGAATACCCTGATCAATATATTTCGTATGTTTGTCAAAAATCGATTGGCAATATTCTCGATCATTAGTAAACACAAAAAAATATTTTATTCCTTTTTCTTGAATCATATGATCTAAACAATCCCAATATGAATCCTGTAATTCATATAAACGGTTATGATTATCTTGATAAATTTCTTTATAATCTGGGCCAAGACGTACATGTATGGAACAAATATTATCCTGTAAAATCATGGGATATTTATTGACAATATAGTCAACATCTTCTTTCAATGGACCAAACATGTATTGTATCATTTCTCGAGAATCCATGATATTACGGTAATTTTCGAAATATTCGTGGAAATTCATGTTATTTTTAAATTGATATTCCCATATATTTTGCTGACAGCTCGTTGAATTCATTTTGTCATCAATCACTATTAAATATTCAGGAGGACATTCTGAACAAACATTACGGAAAATACTTGTTTCTTTTTTTATATTTTCAACATTAAAAAAAGTTTCTAATCCTGGTACAAATAAGGTTGCGTTATGTTTTATGGCAAAACATAACGAAGAAGAAATTTGAAAAAGCATGTTACCGATTCCGGTATTTCCACCATTTTGAATAAACCATGGACTGGTGGGTTTTTCAATTGAATAATGGGTCAACGTTAAAAATACTTTCAAAGTATCCGACATCTTTGTAACTTATATAGTCAATAAAATACAAATTCTTTATGCTATTTTTTACACTCAATATTCAATATCTAAGTAATTACACCGACCGAAAAGAAAATTATCTCTCATTATTATGTTGGACAAGGGTGTAAATGACCTCCTTGAGGCGGGCTTACCATTTGACGGCTTCTTATCCATTATACTATTACAATATATGTAATTATTTTCTATATATATTTGTGTAAAAAATATATAGAACTTATGTGTATTTTTTAATATTCGAAAAATGTCAATAAAAAAATATTTTACACATCCTTACAGAGATGATGGTTTTGGTGGACAATATCAATCAATTATATATACGATATTATTCGCAGAGAAGAATGGAGGAGAATATGTGTATTCAAAACCAAACTTTGTAAATATTTATGGGGAAGAAAATCAAGAACATTTAGAAAATGTAATGAATTTATCAAAAAAATATAAAACAGTGGAAGAAGTAGGTGAAGAAAATGTAATCCAGGTTGGTGTAGAATTTATTATTAGCACAATCGATCAAAATATCGATTATTATTTCACAAATTCTGCCGAATTAAAGAAAATACGAGATTGTTTTAAGGAAAATAAAAATCTTAATGTATTTTCAAACTCTACCCAAAACAACCTTGTTTCAGAGTTAAAAGATAAAGTATTCAACATTGTGATACATATACGTCGACCTAATAATCTAACTTATGATTTAGGTTCTAGTTTACAAGATGTGGATTTTAATGATTTACCGTCGATATCAAATAGATTTATACATGATGATTATTTTCTGTTTGTGATTGATAATATTCGAAAAACAAATAGAAATGAAAAAATAAAATTTCATATTATTTCAGAAGGCGAAATCGAAAAGTTTGCGAAATACAAGCAAGAAGATATAGAAATTCATTTAAATGAATCGATTGAAACGACATTTATACGAATGGTTATGGCAGATTTTCTTGTATTATCGGCGAGTTCATTCAGTTATTCTGCGGCATTATTAAATGAAAATGATATATTATATAAAAAATTTTGGCATCCAAAATTAATAACATGGAAGTCTGCTGAAACATAAAGTATTATTGTAGAAATTATTAGTTTTTCTATATTACATTCAGAATACATCAGTGTATATTATTTTGTTCTCCCATAAATTTCCAAAATTGGCAATGGAAATACAATTTTTCCACCATTGTTCAAAAATTCGTTTTCTCTTTCGATAATTTCATCACGAAAATGCCAAGGTAAAACAAGTAAATAATCCGGACGATTTTCTCGCATGGTTTCTTCACTAATAATTTCTATGCCAGTTGCCGTCATTTTGCCTATTTTTGTGGGGTTTCTTTCTACCGCATATTGTATTTGATCATTGTTTATTTTTGCATATTGTAATAAACAATTTCCTTTCGTAGAAGCTCCATAAATCCATATTTTTTCCCCATTATTATTAATATCATTGATTAAAATACATAATTTATGTATTTCATCATCGCAATTATTCATAAAATTAATATAGGTATTCGGATCATTTATTTTGAAATCTATTTCTTCTTGTAAAATATGTTGTATTCGTTCGGTACATTCAGTGTAACATTCCGAAGATTTTTTTGAAAAATAAATACGAAAACTTCCCCCATTACAAGTATTAAAACTCACATCTATTATTTTAAAATTCGCCATTTCTGCGATTTTGTAAATTTGATGTAAAGCATAATATTCCAAATGTTCATGACAGATGGTATCAAAACTATTTTTACGTAACATGGTCAAAAGATAACTTTGTTCACATGTCCAAATACCATCATCATCTAATATATCGTATATATCTTTCGCAAATTGAACCGGATCTTGTAAATCGTAAAACATGGATATTGAAGAAATTATTTTACATTTTACATTTCCGTAATTTGACATAAATGTGTTCTTCGTGAAATAGTCAGGGATCAAATCAATGTTCTTGTAATATTTTTCAAATTGTTTTCCAGTAGGATCAATACCAATTCTGTGATTTGTTTCTTGAAAAAATTGTAAAAATGTTGAATCATTGCTACCTATATCTAAAATCACATCGCCTTTATTCAATGTAATTTTAGATAAAATCTCACTTTGATATTTTTGTAAATGACTACGCATTGTGTTGCTAATTCCAGACATGTAACCATAATCATGTTCATACAACTGGGATGTTTCGGTAGTTTGTCTCAATTGTAATAACCCACAATCTGTACATAAACATAAATTTATAGGAGTTTTTGGTATAGAAAAATCACCTAATATCGGAAAACGGGAAGTAATCGATTGTTCGCCTATATTGATGACATTTACAGTATTTATATTTTTACAAATACGACAATGAAATGTTGTGTAATATATATTATTTAACATAATAAGATAATATATAACTATGATATATATTTTAAATAGTTTCATGATTTGAAGATTTATCTATTTGAATAATTATAATTAGACTATTTGTGTACCAATTCAAATAGTTACTGAGATCTGACCTTTGAAGAATCAAAAATATCCAATTTTTGATTCTTCGAAGGTTTAAATATTCATTGGTGTAAAAATATGTAATCCATATACATTTTTGAAAGAATCGTAATAACTATCACATTCATTTAAATAAACATATTTTGTGTGTTTATTTGCGAGATTTACTTGATTTAATTGAAACAAGGATCCGCCATTGTTTTTAAAATATACAGTATCGCACGTATTACAAAAATTCGCATAAATAACGATGCTTTTTCCGTTGTGTTCTTTTTGTATATCACAGTCATCCATCAAAGAAATTAAATAAGGATGTTTGATGTCACAATGATCTGGTACGATGATCAAGGTATCTTTTTCATTATGTAATAGATTGGTAATAAAATCATCATTATAGGTAGGACAAAAACATTCGGTACCACTTTTGCCTAGTAAATTAAAAAACATTATCCGTTTATTATAGACAATGTTTCGTTCTTGTACAATGGCATTGATTTTTTCTATCAACGTCGAAAGATCGAATTGAGGAATTACCGGAATCAGTTCTTTATATTGAGTGGCATGAAATTCCAATAAAACCCCAGTGTTTTTATGTATTTCTTGGAACAATAATTTCACAATTTCTACACGATTCGATAAATCAGAACAGTTGTTTTGATTTATAAGCATCAATTGCCATAGATTAATGAATAAATCACCCTGATAATATGACCACAACGTATTACAAATATTGGCCAAATGTTCTTGTATTTTGTCCATTTTTTTTATTTCTTCATTATTATCAAATATCCATTTATTCGGATAATCAATGATTTCTACATTTTCAGAAACCAAATGTTCGAAAAGAATACTAGAACAACTTGGTGATATTTTGAATGAAAGATGAGGATTGCTTTTTACAATAACATCGACTATCTTAGAACTAAACAATACATCGCCATTGTGCGCAGGGTTAAACAAACAAATAATTGTCATGAATGTAATTACAAAAATATTTCTATATATATTACATAAATATATATATAGGGTATTGTGTATATTTTGTTATATTCTGAAAAACGTCAATGAAAAAATATATAACACAGCCGATTCATAATGACGGATTCGGTGCTCAATACCAAAAAATCATATATACAATATTATTCGCAGAGAAAAACGGAGCAGAATATGTATATTCAAAACCGGATTTTGTAAGTACTTATGGAGAAGAAAATCAAGAATACTTAGAAAATGTAATGAATTTATCGAAAAAATATAAAACAGTGGAAGAAGTGGGTAAAGAAAATATAACTAATATTGAATCAAAAATTATTATGGATACGGTTGATAAAAACCATGATTATTATTTTACAAATTCTGCTGAATTACAGAAAATAATAGATAGTTTCAAAGAAAATAAAGATCTCAATGTATTTGAAAATACAAATGAAATGTTCAATATTGTAATACATATAAGACGCCCAAATAATTTGACACAACATCTTGGCGGAGAATTATTACATCTAGAATTTAATATGTTACCGTCAATATCCGATAGATTTACTCATGATGATTATTTTCTGTTTATTATTGATAATATTCGAAAGAATAATGTTGATAAAAAAATAAAATTTCATATTATTTCAGAAGGCGAAATCGAAAAGTTTGTGAAATACAATCAAGAAGATATAGAATTTCATTTAAATGAATCGATTGAAACGACATTTATACGAATGGTTATGGCGGACTGTCTTGTAACATCTGCGAGTTCATTTAGTTACACTGCGGCATTATTAAATGAAAATGATATATTATATAAAAAATTTTGGCATCCAAAATTAATAACATGGAAGTCTGCTGAAACATAAATATCATATATTTTATTATTATATGATATTTATTATTATATGATATTTATTATTGAATTTTCTTCACCCAATATTGTAAGAGATCATTGAGTGTAGTTTCAATTGTATATTTTGGTTCCCACCCCAATTCTGTAATCAGTTTGGTAGCATCACCATCTTGGTACTGAATATCAATTGGTCGCCAAAATTTAGGTTCGATTCTCATTTCTACATCGGTTAATCCGCTCAATTTTAAAAGCGTTTCGGTATAATATCGTATTTTTTGTGGTGTACCTGCACAAATATTGTATATTTCTCCAGACGTTTTATCACTATTCATAATAAGAGAAAATGCTGAAGCAATATCACGTACATCAGCGACAATGCGAACCGTATCCAAATTACCAATTTTGAGAACCTTTTCCTGTTTGTTTAACATCATGCGAGCAATTTGAATTGCGTCAGATGAAATCGAAAACTTGGAACCACGACGAGGACCTGTAAAACAGAATGGACGTACAATGACCGCATTTATCTGTTTATTTTTCATTCTTTCTTGTAAATACATATCAATTGCTGCTTTTGATGCTCCATAAGGATTTGCTGGTAGAAATGTGTTGTTTTCGGTAATTTTACGTCCATCCATACCTTCATTTCCATATACTTCGACCGTGGAGCAAAACACCAATTTACAAGATGATTGGTTGTCGCTAATTGCTGTAATGATATTGATAGACCCCATTACATTGATTTCCCATGTCATGATAGGATCTGTAAAACTAGTAGGTGGATGTGATTGTGCTGCCAAATGAAATACGCCGTCAAATTTGTATTCTTGAAAAATTTTGTTCATCGCACGGAAATCAATGATATCTCCATATACAAATGTAATTTTTTCAAAATCGGAATCTTCAATAATATCACGAATATCATTTTCACGTCCATTATTAATTCTTACTAGTGCGTATACTTCATGTCCATCTCTAATAAGTTGATTCGCCATATGAGGTCCCAAAAATCCGGTAATGCCTGTTATCAAATACTTCATGCTATATATTATTAATCATATTTTTTATATCATTTTATACAATTGGTTTTTTACAAGTAATACACAAATGCCAACCTAGTATACGTTCCATCATATTGAATTCATCACTGGTCATTGCTTCAAAAAAAGGTGTTTTTACATAACGATATTGTTTGTATTCTTCAATAGTCCATGGAAATATATGTGTTTGGACTATTTGAATATCTTGAAAATCGTGTAACAATGTATGTATTTCATCATTTGAATATACATTCGCTATTGGAACACCGCTCTGCGCTTCATATTGATCCATACCAGAACAAATCTGATAATATTTATAGGAATTTCTTGCATACATCATTAATTTAAATTCACCCCCCGGTTTTAGTTTTTCATAAATACATCGAATTGCTTGTTCAGTATTTGGGGTATGATGTAAAACCCCAAAGCTATATACCAGATCATAATGGTTATTCAGAATGGGAGAACAAAGTGTTTCGATATTTTCAACAAACAAATTTCCGGAAAGTTGAAAAAGCTCGAATCTTTTTTTTGCCAATTCGATAGAATAATCCGACAAATCAATACCTGTATAAATTGCGCCATTTTCTGCGAAACTTTGTGCGGCTGTTCCAATACCACAGCCTACTTCTAATACTTGTTTTCCAGAATATTTGGCGAAATCAGCAAATGCCAAAATATGTGATTCAACGAAATATTTACGTTTTGTTACTTCTTCGAAATATTCTTTGGTGCCAATTTCTTTATCAGAATGTTTAATATTACAAGGTCGTTTGTTCCAGAAGTCGTATACCTTATCAATCATATTTTTATCATGATCACAAGTTTCAATGAGCGAAGCAGAAGAACATTCAACATCATGATGAATAACATCGTACTCAAACATATCACCATATTCTTTTTTTACCTCTTGTATTATCAACGCCGTATCTCGAATAATAACACGCTGTTTTTCTTTTACGATAATAGCCGCAATCTTTAATTTTGCCGATTCCTCGATCAATGGAATTAACGAATTTTCTTTATAACATACCCCTTCAAAAATATAAACATCTAACTTTTGTTGTAACAATTGATTTGCTTGAAATCGAACGTGTTCATCATTATATTTGGTGGTAGACTCGAGTAATTGTGAATTGATCTGATGCCTATCCATTAATTGTTTTAATGCTTTGGTATCTCTTGGAAAACACGGTCCACCAAACGAATATCCTGGTCGAAAATATTTGTTACCAATACGTGAATCAGTACCAATTGAATTTAATACAACATGTTTGTCTGCGCCAATTGTATCACATAAATCCGAAATCATGTTGGCAAATGAAATTTTGGTAGTAATAAAACCATTCAGAGAAATCTTCACAATCTCCGCTTCCAATGGTTTCATAAAACAAAACTTTGGAGGACTTGTACACATTTTTCCGTATATTTCACATATTTTCACATGTAAATTCGGGTTCTCTGTACCTACTAAAATCATGTCTGGATGACGAAAACCTTTGATAATGTCACCTTGAGCAATAAATTCTGGATTATAACTTAAATGACAGTTTGTACATTCACTTAAGAGAACCTTACCAATTTTGTTAATATAATTGGGCATAACTGTACAACCAATTATTATATCTTTATTTTCGGGTTTCATACGATTTATATTGGTAAGAACCTCTGATAAAATCGAATGATCATAGAATTTATCTCCGCCAGAATTCGGTGTTTGTACGATAATGAAAATAGTATCAGAAAAATCTACTCCAGATTTGAAATCAGTAGATGCCAAAAAATGTTTGCTATCGTGCAATAATTCATTATATCCAGGTTCTAACGATTTCATCGTTTTATTATTAACTTTATTAACATACTCCGGAAAAATGTCAATTCCCATAACATTATAACCACTGTTCTCCAATAATAATGAAAATCCTAATCCTAATTTACCGATACCAATAACAGTAATATTATTATTCATTTACATATAAAACATATATATCTTTATGTCACATTTACATTAAATTATTTGAAAATAATCTCCGATTGCCATTTTTTTTTGATAGGAGATACTACTTTCACTATGTTCTTGATATTTCGAGAACGGAATGATTCGAAAATCCAAACTAATTCGTGTTTTTCCAGTCTTATTTATACGATTGTAATGACGTAATTTATTAAAATAACAGATAAATAATTCCTTCGTATTCAAATTCAATTCTACAAAATCATTTGGATCAATTCCGGAATGTAGAGTAGGTTCAAAATATAATGAATTGGTTTCGTACATGGCGGTTATTGGTAAGATGAAATTTATCTCTTCATTCGCATGATTAAATTCGTCATCTGAATGTATACCAATAACATCCATACATGGATCGCTAGAACGTCGGCCAATAGCACTAGAACCAGGAAAGCTAATTCTTAAATTTGGAGTAGTTTGATATACAAGTTTTGTCTCATTCGGAAATAATGGTTTTATGGTAGATGAAATAAATTCCTTATAATGTTTCATAAAAATTGGATTATTATCTACATAATTATAATAATCTGTAATAAATATAGTTTTTCGATCATTTTTTCCTAATTCAGCAATCTGTAGAATATTTTCTTTTTCTTCTATAAATAATGGTTCATCTAAAATATTATGGAATAATTCCAATTCTGAAATAAAATTGTATTTTTCGTTATATATATATTTTATAATTTCACAAAAAGGGTTCTCGTATAACATGTATTTTTTGTATAATCTATTTTCAAGAGTATTCTGAAATAAAGTCGAAGAATACTCTGATATATTACAAATTTCGTTCATTATGTAATACTACTAACAATTAAACTATATATATATCAATTGTTTAAATATAAAAATAATATATAATTTATCATATAGTCATTAGATAAACTAAGTGTAAATAATGTCAAATGAAATTATTCCACATTATATTGTAGTAAAACTTATAGAATGCATTCAACAAAATAAACCATTTAGTTTTTCAAAATACGGAGATGGTGAATATTATTGTGCAACGAGTAACAATGGTCAAAATTGTGATTATGACAAGTATACACTTAAATTAAAAGATGCTCTAATTTCATCATTTAAATATATGATTGATGAAAACAAAAGCGAAAATACTTTTATAGGTATGTGGAACGAAGTAGACAAATGTGAATTCTGGAAAAATTTAGTGGAAAATAAAGATAAAATATTATGGGCAGATTATCATACATTTATTTTGGATATAAAAGACTTTAGTGAGACACATATTAATAATAATATGAATAATAAAATTGCCCTATATAGAGCAATACAATACTCTTCATTAAAAAAATACGTCATATGTAATCCGCTCATGATAAAATCACGTATGTTATTCAAATCTGATGAATTAATATTCGTTCCTTTTCAAAATTGGTTTGATGAACATTTTCATGATGTATTATCTAATTTAATAGAAAAAATAGGGAATGATACACAACCCATGGTAATTTTGGCGTGTGGAATGTCCGCAAAAGTAATGATTGCGGAATTACATAAAGTATATCCGAATGGATTATTTATTGATATTGGATCCGCAATGGATTTATTATGTACAAAAAGAGATTCTAGAGGAAGATTGTATGATTATAACTGTATATATAACAGATTTAAATTTATTCTACCAGATGGATGGGAAGATCCTCAATGGGAAGGATTATATAGAGAAGCAAAACAAAAAATGGGATTACTTCTGTGCTAATTATATTTACACCCTTGGATATTATACACTTTATATAATAAAATAAGCATTTGTAGCGGGAGATATATAAATACCCAGTTTTTCAAATATTTTAACTCTATCTTTCGAAATAGATAAACTTGTATTTGCCCATAAATGTTCCACACATTCGGTTTCTTCTGGTCTTGGAATCATTTTTATATATTTACATCGCATTCCAATTAATCCTGTTACACAATCTTTCATTGGAATGATACTTGCAACAGAGTTATACGATCCGTAACGTATCATACAATCAATTCTGTTACCATTTTTATTATTAATCATTTGATCAATTAAAAAAGACAGAAAATATGGTTTAAATAAAATATCATTGTTGTAAAAGTCTTCGGATTTTTGAATAATCCCCCCAATACCACTTGATAAATGAGGGAAGTTATTATTATATAGGGTATACATATTACCAATGTCACGCATAAAATTACCATATCCATATTGTTCTACATTTGTTTCATTATGAATCACAATATATCTACCGGTCATCTTAACAATAAAATCATCATCTTTGATATTAAATTTTTCTATACATATTTGTGTATCTTCCCATTCTTTTCTACCTTTATTTTGTGTAGATATATCATTCGACTTGGTGTATATCACATCAACACCAAAATCATCCAAAAAAGAGAGGGGATTATCCATAATTGTGGCTAATTGATTTTCTACTAAAATAATTTGTATTTGTCTTTCATGGGGATTTTCTGGGAAAACATATGGTCGTAAATATTCAATCAACGCAAATATTGCCAATTTATATTGGTTCTGTCTAACATCCCAATCATTTTCTATTAAACTAGTTGTAACAATGATATATATCATGGTATTTTACATATTATCATAATATATTTATGTATTTTGTGTAACAATTGTTTTCGATTCCTACTATTTTTAAGCATCATAATATGGATTATCGTGTATTTTCATTCCACAATATTCACGAGGTTTTTTTTTGTAATCAGCGGGATCATGTATTCCCGCATCTTTTGCATTCTCTAATAAAAATTTGAAATTTTTCCAAAAATCACTTTTATGACCAATAGATTTCGTCATTACATGTGATAATTCGTGTATAGAAACAAACATCAATGTATGTGTATCTATTAAATTATCATTGTCATGTTTTTCCTTATTTAAACAGAATGCCAGTTTTTCTCCTTTATTTTCACTATATGCTGTATACTCGCTCGTTGGCAATGTTTCCATTACTTTTTTAGGATTATAATTATTTATTAATCTTTGTACATTTGTATTTTCAGGATGTTTGTCTCCCATATAGGCCACTAATTTTTTACATTTTTCGGTAACGTCCGCCAACAAATCTGCAGCTTTATGTAAATTAGTACGTTCTCTTACACAATATTTATTACCATCTACGGTTGACACAATACATTTCAATTGAAATGAATCACTATCATAATAAATGTAAATACATATTCCAATAATAAACGCAATTAATATGTATCCTAAAATATCAACATGTTGCATGATATATATTTACCTTGTATATTACTCAATAACGTTATTATGTTCGACATTTAAACTTCGGAAAGGTACCGTTGCCATTGAATATCCAGCAGGAAGCCCGTTGTACATCCCATTATAAATATTCAACGGTGTAAATATTATCACTCCTAAATAATGATGATATTCATTCTTATTTTTGGGTTAGATATCATAGGTATACTATGATTATTCTCACTTAAGCTACTGAATTGACTCCATCTGATTACGATTATAATCAAAAATATACAATATTTATTAGCATTTACCTGTTAACTATTTTATATTATCTAAGCCCAACACCAAGCTCTAAAGGAACTCGTCCCAAATCTGGCTCTATCGTACTATTATTCCAAGGTCCGACATCTGACTTGGGTATAATAGGATCCGATCTTTCTTGTAAATTTGCGTTACGTAAAGATTGTCCAATAGTATCTAAACCAATTAAATAACCAGCGTCCAATAAATCCGGCATGGTAATATTTCCCTGATTCAACATATTGAAATCGCTAAATTGGCTATTTTTATCTTGGGGTAGTAAATCACTGGGATTACCAGTATTTAATGAATTATAACCACCGGTGGAACTCGAACCAATAATTGGTGCGGTCGGTTCAGAGATTAATGGTGCGGGGGTAGACATAATAGAATTAGTTTGAACTAAAGAAGGGTGCGACATACCACCATCATATCCATCCATGACAGATCCTTTAAAACTTGAATAATTGTATAAAACATATGCTAAGACAACAAACACGACCAATAAAATAACACGCTGGGTAGTAAAGAATTTGGCGAATCCTTTGGAAAAATCTTTAAACATTCTACTCTGTTTATATAATCGCTTTACAAAATTATTTTTCATTGTTATCATCTATTTCGAAATCACTTTCCATCTCACTTTCTTCATCACTTAAATCATTCAACATATAAATATTTTTAATACGTTTTGCCTCTAAATAACTGGATAATGATAATTCTTTTGCAAGTTTGGCTTTTCTCAATGCTTCTCGATACATATTGTAATAAACATCATTTCTATTTTTGAGAACCAGAGAATCATTTGTAGGAATTTCTTCTAAATTAAAATTTATTTCAGTTAATTCAAGAGAAGATGGATATTTATTTGTTTCTGTAATCGATTCATTATTTATATCTTTATTTGTTTCTGTAATCGATTCATTATTTATATCTTTATTTGTTTCTATTGTACAAGGTAAAGTAATATCGTCACTAATGACAGGAATATTATGTAATAAATTTGTGTCTGAATCATTTATGGTTTCATGACAAACATCAATTACTATTTTAGATACATCGTTCTCCGTACTATCGACAAATATCATATCATCTTGTTTATATTCTAAATCACATTTTTCATTTGTTTCAAATACATATGGCAATTTTTTGTCAAATGTAGGGTGTGATGATTCATTCGACCGATTACTATGTAATAAAACACATTTTTGAAAAATATCTACGGGGTTTAGAACCAATAATTGTTTTATTTCAATATCAATTTGGAATCCTCGAGTAGAACATTTAATACCTTGTATTTCCAATACAGAAACAATAGAGGAATTTTCTTTTAAATCTTCTAATTCTAATAATTGTTCTGATTCGTTATAAATTTTCAAAGAATGTTTTCCTAAAATAGTTGGAATATTTGCACGTAATGTAAAACATTTCCCCGATTTTATTAATTTTATAGGAGAAGAGAACGAATTTTCAATATCGTGTTTTTCTAAAGATGTTTCAAACCATTTTTCACGTTTTTCAAAAATATAATTTTGACTATAATTCTCTAAATTCTCCAACCAATGTGTAAAACCTTCATTTTCGATAGAAAACACTAAATCGCAAAACATTTTCTTGCCTATTTTTGTGATACCTTGTTTAATATTACATTTAGGCGGTTGAATATATAAGGGAGATTCGTTATAATAATATTTAATAAAATGATTACCACTCGATATTGATAGCGGTGGTGATAATAATAATTTTTGAAAATTAAAATCGTGGTTTGGTTCTTGAATTGCGTCCATTTTATTATGAAATCTAAATATCAAATGATAACTTTATGTTGTTTAGATATATTTTTTTAAGACATCTTACGTAATATTATGTACGTTTTTTTTACAATTTATGGTATAATAAGATATGAAATCAATTCGAGATACATGTATTGATTTTTTCAAAGGAGAAGAAATTAAAAAAGATATTAAAGAAATGATACATCCAGTTGTCGATATTATATACAATGAAATTTATGTATATATTTGGTTAATTTGTGTATATCATATATTTTTTATTTGTATTATTTTAGCAAATTTGTATTTACTTTTACAATTTAGTCAAGGACATTTGGCCAGGGACAAAATGAAGTATTTACAGGAAAAAGTCATTTTTCATATGTGAAACTTCTACCTAATTACCAACAAAAATCTTTATATATAATATATTATTATGAATAAACGAAAATCCGTTAAAAGAACAAGAGGTGGGTCCGCATGGCAATATACTAAAGCTGTATATGGTGCAGCAAATGAACAAGTTTCCGATCCGGCTGGTGGTAATGTGATTGCTGCTAATAATTTGAGTGGTAAAACTACCGGCGGAAAACGCCACAACAAACGTAAACATGCGGGAAGTGGTATATTAACAAATATTGCGGTTCCTGCCGTTCTTCTTTACGCCAATAATGTTGTGAAATTTAACAAATCCCAGAAAAAAGGCTATAAAGGTAGAAAAACCCGCAGAAATAATCGCAAACTTTTTCGGTAGAAAAACTACCTATAAAATCGAATCTTTCTTTCTCCAAAGAATAATCAACGTGTGTTCAGGATGGCTTCGCTACATATAAATATTCCAAATAAATATACAAGAGAATTTTATGAATACTTTACAAGAAATAGAACCAAAACAAATATTTATTCAGAATATTCAAAAATGGGTAACAATCGACTCTCAAATTAAAATACTTAACGATAAAATGAAAAAAATGAGAGATTATAAACACAAACTTACTGAGAACATTTGTAAATATACGAAAGATAATAATGTAAATCAAACGATTGAAATAAGTAATGGAGAACTTAAAATTTACGAAAAAAAGGAATATTCTACATTGACTTATTCTTATTTAGAAGATTGTCTAGATAAAATTATCCAGAATCGTGATCAAATCGAGTATATTTTACAATATATTAAAGATAATCGAGAAATAGAAACGAATTACGACATTCGGAGAACAATTCGTAAGTAAAAAATAATATTCAATTGTTGTATATAGGTTATGAATAACTATTTACAACAAATACAAATACGAGGAGGTAATAATGATTTAGAAGAATATAATGTAGGGGGAATACCAATTACATCTATAGAATATTTAACAAATACAAGTCAATCACAAGGCGGTGGTATAATAAACGATAGTATTAGTAAAATCAGTCATTTATCTATACCATTAGGTTTGGTTCTCATTCCTCAATCTTATAACAATTGTAATAGAATTCATAAGAATCCCGAATCAGAATTTTTAGAAGAATCATTGTTTGATAATTTGTGGAAATCTACAGTAAAACAATCTACAATAGATAAAAAAAAAATGTTTCATACTAGAAAATCATTGAAAATATTAAAAATAAATAAAAAAACAAGAAAAACCAAATAATTATTGTATATTCGAAAATTCAGACCATTCTTTTTTATTATAAGAATTCATTCTTAAATTATCCTGTTGAGTTTTCCAATATTCGACAGCAGGATCCGCAACTACATTTGATGTAGCTACTGTTTTAGAAACAACATTATTGGAATCAAACATGGCTTTTGATTTGCTATTTGGAATAGGTTTTTTGCCATAACAATTTACTCCAAATTTAACATACGGATTCGACATATGGCCTCCATTGACACCCGGTCGTCCACAACTATGTTTCTTTTTGGAATCTTTTTGTAATTCTTTCCAAGTAGATTTTTGTGTAGGGAATAAAATCATTTGATCTTCCGACCAACCATAATTACACCATTCTGCACCATCATTGTACGATTCTTCTACTTGATCATATGTCGCTAATTTCGCATCATATGATTTACAAATTGCTTGTGCGTCATCATACGTATATAAATTATTTCCAATATTAAACACCTCTTTTTTATCTGGAATTGGTGAAGGTGTTGTCGAGCTAGGAGTCGTCGAAATAGGAGTTAATGTTTTTATAGGGTGTGTTGGAGTAGACACTTTCGTAGGATTTACAATGTCTTTTATACCATTCCACCATTCATATCCCTTTTGATAAATATAATCGACAATCTCAATATTTAATCCGTAGATAAAAAACATAACAATTACCAATATCAACAAATAAACCCATGATTTATATTCTATAATTTCCATAGCGAATGGTTTTGTTTCTTTTCCCATGGGAAATCCCATAATCCATACAAATATATAGAAAAATATTAAAACCATAATCATGACACCAATCATGTTTGGATCATTCATTTCTTCTTTAAATATAACCATTAAATATGTGAAAAAATGTTTTTGATTTATTTCTGGTAAAGAATAATAAAAATAAACTGACCCAGATATTATTATTAATAATGTAGTTAAATTAATAGCTCTGGTTTTTAATATATCAGTTGTAGTTGCCTCACCTAATAATTTACCTAAACCATAATAAAAAATATAATATAATATTAAAAAACCTACAAATATAACAATTGATGTCGTATTGAAAAGTGATGAAAATTGTGATTTTATATTAAGTGGGGGGTGTTCTTCAGGATCAAGAGTAAAATTATTAGAAACATCTTTCACAAAAAACCGTTTGTTATTATCCGATAATATAATTTCAGGTAAAAGTGCGTTTGTCATATAATATTATTTATTTCTCAACTAATTAAAGTAATGAATAAAAATAATATTTCGAATTTGAATAAGGAAAACTTATTTTCTTTCCAAAGGAAGAACTTTATATTATACCGATGTATTTTTTTTCCTATAAAAAAGACAATATGCCATAGGTGAAACAATACTTGTCTGTATATTTTCGAGTTTTGTTACATTTTGATCATTATAATGAATCCATTCATCACTGGCATTTCGGACAAAAGCTGTATAATGTCCCATATACGTATTTCCAATATGATTACACACAGCATACAATTCATAGTTATATTGAGAAGGATTATAACCACAAATGTATTTGGAAAGATCTAAATTGTCCAATGGAAAATCTACGAATTGGTCAGTTTTATGTTGTCCATCTGGTGAAAATCGCTTCAATGTAATAATTAATACTTTAGGTAAATTCCAAAATGTAATATGTTTTTGAACGTTCTCTCGTTGTTTCGTTTCTTCATTATACCAAGCATTATCTCCATGTAATATTTCTACATCAACATATTTATCAAAACAGTTTAATAATTCTATTTTGTTATTATTCATGTGTGGTATTGGTAAATCTAATACAAAAAAATGTTCTGGATGAATAGAATGTGTTATATTAGAATCCATTGAACGAATCTCTGAAACATACATACCATAAAATAACTCCATTATTTCAGAATACTCTTTGCTATACACATTTTGTAACATTTCGTAACATTTTATGGCAATTTTATCTATATCGTTCTCAATTTTTCCGGTAATTTTAATAGATACAGGACGAGAAATACTATTATGAAATGATTCAATAATAAATAATAGAAATTCTGGCATATCATTTTGACTCCATCCTGTAAATATATCTCTATTTTTTATTTTAGCAATTTTGTGTATATTTGATACAAATTTTTTAGGAGTAATCACACAGTCATTCTTCCATATAACATCTCTTAATTCATTCCATTCTTTCATAATTTCTGTATCAGGAATATCAGACTTCATGTACGATTTTATTTTTAATGAATCTAATATTTCATGTAGTTCGTATGTGTGATTTAATGCTTGCATACATGAATTTAAAAAACATGTGTTGCCCAAATTTGTTAATCCCGTATAAGCTTTATTTCGATATTTTTCCCATTTTTGAGACATTTGTAATAATTATTGTATAAAGGAATAATTTGAATATAATAATATAAAATTATATTTCTATATAACTCTATCAAAATATTTATTTTGTGATTCTGGTTTCAATTGATAATTACTATGAGTTTTCAAAGAAATAATATGTATTATCATGAAACAGATGAAATACAGCAAATTTTAGATAATTTTAGAGAATTAATACATGGATATAATGAAAATATGCGATACCATTATCGAGCATTGGAATCATATCAACAAAATATAAATCAATCTATTGGACTATTACAAATTATATTAAATAGAATCATAAGCAGTTCCAGAAATTATCAAAATGATGTACGAGAACCTAGAACAACAAATAATCAATTTCGTAATAGACCTACACCACAAACTCCAAATCCAAATCCAAATCCAAATCCAAATATTAACGGAAATAGTTTAGAAATGGACATATCATCGCTTATTTATTTATTTATGACACCACCATCAACACAACACCGTAATACAGAAAATCGACATCTAACACCTACACAAATTGAAAATTCTCTAGAAATGATAGTGTATAATAGCGCAACGATTGAAGAACGACACTGTCCAATCTCATTAGATGATTTCATAGAAAATGAAGAAATATGTAGAATACGTGGATGTGGTCATATTTTCAGGAGGCAACCATTAATGATATGGTTAGAAACACATGTAGGATGTCCAGTATGTAGATATAATTTACACGATTTTTCTAATAATATTATTCCGACATCGTTAAGCTTCGATGAAAATACATCAACGAATTCCGTCTCAGATACGGAATCTTATACACTTCGAAATAATATTCCTTTATCTCCATCGTTTTTACATCGAAACAATATAACAAGAGAAACACGTAGTAGAACGTTTCCTTCATCCGAACCACCTTCAACATATTTACCACGAACTCGTACTGATAATGCGAATACATATACACTACAATTACCATTAGAAATAATAAGCAATCATTTAGAAGATAGAATTTCAGCGGGTAGACCTTTGTATAATCCTAATTTTAGTTACCGGGAAGATAATATACAAGACTTGTCTGGTTATGAAGAAAGTACTCATCATATTTCACAAATGATTGCGAATGTTATCCGCCACCAAATACCTACGACTGATATAAGTAATAATTTATGAGAACATTACGCATTTCAAAACACATTATACGATCTATGTGATTTGAGATATTTTTATTCAGACCTCGCCAAGTTTGCCGGTATTTTGTGTGATTGGGTTCACAATTTTTGTATTAAATCCAGCACCGACTTGTGAAGCAGAGGAACTTACACCACTTCCAATATTTCCCCAGGTTCCACCACCACCACCTTTTGAAGCGACAACAGCCGTTTTCGGATCACAACCTTTCACGTTGTATATATTTCTTCTATAACCATTGAATGCGTCACTCATCTCTGCCTTGTATTTACCATGAACAATAATGGAATCACTGGACGATACTGTGGTAGAATAAGGATCTTTCCAAGAAATTCTTTTTCCTTTATCTTTTATTTTCTCGAAAATACTCTCCCTACTAGATCCAGGTGTTATTTTATTTAGTTGAATAAAATAACCCCATCGTTTTCCGGGAATTAATTTAAATTCAACAACATCATTTAAGTTACCAGCTTCGATAGAATTACTAAATAACGCATTCTTGTTATTTTCCAAAGTAATTTTACCTCTTAAACTGATACCATTCAAATCAAAACTACTTGACATAATTTTACCGACTTCTTTACCTGCAAAAGGAGTAATACATTCAATATCACTTATTATATAATTATTTGTTCTCGCATTATTCGGTCTATTAAAAAAAGATACTTTTATATATTTAAGTGCGGTTGTACTATTCTGAACACCTCCTCTCGAAGTTCGTCTGCGTTTCTGTTGTCTACTTTTTTTCGTATTTTTACGACTTGGTGCCATATTTATTTAGTATATAGTATAATTATATTTTTTTGTAAAAGTCAGTAATCATATTCATATGATTGCG